GCAGTACGCAACAACACCGATGTCGTATATAGAACAATCGGTGAGCAGTGCCGCACCTGTGTCGGATTCGGGAAAGTTCGTCCCGTTCGAAAGGATGGCACCCCTAGCAAGGCCCTTCGTATTTGCAAGACATGCGGTGGCAAGGGCGTCCTATACCGTCCGACAAACGAGGTCGCAGGATTTAAGATGGTGCCACGCAACGTGCGTGATGTGGCGGCAGCAGGATTCAAGACTGACAAGGATACACTGGCTGAACGTGAGATGGAACTGTCAGGTCCGGCTCGTGAGTTTGCGTCAGCGTATGTGCGCTACAATGCCCTGCGTATGTACTTGGGAACTTTTGTGGAAGGGATGAAAAACAATGTCGATGATCACGGAATCATACATCCGGAATTTATGCAGTGTGTTACGGCGACGGGTCGCCTTTCGTCTCGTAACCCGAACTTTCAAAATATGCCACGTGGTAATACCTTCGCAATACGCAAGGTTGTCGAGAGCCGCTTCGAGGGCGGCCTTATCATGGAGGGAGATTACTCGCAACTAGAGTTTCGTGTGGCTGGCTTTCTAGCTGGCGATAAGCAGGCGTACACCGACGTGCGAGACGGCACAGACGTACACAGCTATACAGCGGACGTGATCGGCTGCACACGGCAACAGGCCAAGGCCCATACGTTCAAGCCTCTTTATGGGGGCACCACAGGCACTGAGGCACAGAAGCGATACTATCGTGCGTTCAAAGAGAAGTATGCAGACATCACCATGTGGCACGGGGAGTTGCAGCGACATGCAGTCAAATACAAAAAGATTCGATTACCGTCCGGCAGAGAGTACATGTTCCCGGGATGCAAGTGGACAGAGTGGGGCACAGCAACCAACCGCACCGCCATATGCAACTATCCTGTGCAGGGCTTTGCCACTGCAGACCTACTCCCTCTGGCTTTGGTGTCCCTACAGAGGACAATTACAGATGCCAATCTCCGCAGTGTGATTTGTAACACAGTCCACGACTCGATTGTCATGGACGTACACCCAGACGAGAAAGACACGTGCATAAATATTTTGCAACATGCCATGTTGTCTTTACCGTTTGAAACTATTCGCAGATACAAACTTACCTATGACATGCCAGTGGGCATAGAAATTAAAATAGGAAAAAACTGGCTTGACTTGGAAGAAGTTAGTTTGTAATATCTTTCTACAACCCTAGACAACGAGGTGAAAATGTTAGGGACAAACTTAGCGGCACTTGACGATGTGGATAAACTCGTCCAAGCGTTTGAGGCTGGCGACGACCAAGCCTTGATGGAAGCTACTGGACAAAGTACGGGCGGCAACCGACAGGTTGGTTTGCCTAGAATAAACATCAACTACGATGCAGAGGACGAGGACGGAAAGCCCTTGACCCGTGGCGAGTGGAAGATGATGTACGAGGGCAAGATGGTGTATGCTCCCTCTGTGGACATACAGATTTTGTTGCGTACCTACGAGTACAGCGTGTGGGATCAGGAGACTGGTTCCTTTTCAAACAAGTCTGTACAGAAGACGTTGCTTTCGGGTGACTTTCCCGACAGTCTGGGGGGCAACAAGTGTGGTCGGTTGACCCGTGATGAAGAGGACGCTCTGTCAAAAGACGATCCTGCCTACCTGCATTCACGCTCTGTGGTGTGCAATCAGGTCATCTACGGCAAACTAACAGGTGACTTTGTAGACGCGGATGGTAATGGGATTCAGATCAAAGATCAGCCTATCATCTCCTATTTTAAAAGGTCGGGTTTCAAACCTGTTGCCGACTTCATCGACACACTGAACAAGCAGAAGAAGGTTATGCAAAAATGTATAGCTAACTTTTCTACCCAAAAAAATAAAAAGGGCAGTGTGACGTACTGGACTCCGGCGGTCAGCTTTGCAAAGACCACGGACATAAAGGATGCGGACAAGGACTTGATGCGGATGTTTGGGGATACAGTGAAGGCTCACAATGAGACCATCACCAACCAATATCGCGAAGCAGTCAAGATGGTTGTTACCAACGACGAAAGCGATTTAGCGTCGGATTTCGTCGATGTTCACACAACTTAAAGTCCAAGACTTCCTGACAAACGCACTCCGGGGGGATGTAACAGTCTCCCCGGAAAGCATTAAAAACTTTTCCCAAGACTGTACAGAAGCCATCACCAAGCAGATGAACCGTGGCGACGACGGTTATCGTATGCGTATGTCTGGTCTGGGACGCCCTCTCTGCCAACAACTGCTGGAACGCGAAGGCCACAGGGAGGAGATGGAATACAACGCCATCTTCCGTTTCCTGTTTGGCGACCTGACAGAGGCCGTCGTGATGATGATGCTGCGCGAAGCCGGTGTCGAGATCGTAGACTTCCAGCGCGCTGTCGAGCTAGAGATAGCTGGTCACAAAATCAGGGGCACTCTCGATGTGATCCTGCGTGACGAACTTGGCGAAGAAAAGGTCTGGGACATCAAGTCGGCAAGCGAGTGGGCTTACAGATACAAGTACACTGGCGCAGGCGGCTACGAGGCTATCAAGCGAGACGATCCCTTTGGCTACCTGATGCAGGGCTTCCTGTACGCAGAGGCCACAGGTCTACCCTTTGGTGGCTGGATTGTGGTCAACAAGTCCAGTGGAGAGATAGCTGTCGTTGACGTGCCTGACTGGTGCCAAGACGACAAGAAAGAATATCTCAAGGACGCTGTGCGGCGTGTCAAGATATTGACAGACCCAAGTGTCAAACCTCGGATAGACTTCAAGGACGAGTTCGAGACGTACCGCAAGGACGGTCAAGACGTTCGCACAGGCAACAAGGTTCTGGCGAGGCAGTGTGGCATGTGTGGCTTCAAGCATCACTGCTGGCCGAAGGCTGTGTACCATGACAAGGTTACGTCCCGCGCCAAGAACAGGCCGAAGACGTGGTACAGTCGCCTAAAGAAAAAGGTTCTGTGATGCCCTACATCTTTGTACGAGACTACGACATCGACATGATGCAACTAAACAAGGATGTGTATCACGTCTTTGTCGAGTCTGTCATGCAAGTCGGTGGGGAGCGCAAGGTGGTGTATCTGCGCCAGCACGAGCGGGGTCTGCCCATGACGCTGCGTAATAACTACGCCGACATCGGTCTGTTTACTGCAGAAACAGAGGCGCGTGACGTACGCAACATAGAAACAGAACTGCAGAACATTAGTCGTATATCCTACAACGGAGCAAATGTGTGTGTGCCGATATTGCCCCTCTCAAGAGAAATGGACAGTATACAAAGACTATCCCCAAAACTGGCAGGCTATCTAAAAAAACGAATGGACTCGATAGGAATGTCACTATGAAAAGCATGGGGGGATACAGGTCACACTTTGAGCTAAACGTAGCCAGATCGTTGCGACAGAAGGATGTGACGTTCGAGTACGAGAAGCGCAAGGTTACATTTGTGCCCAAGCCCCGCACATACACGCCTGACTTTTACTTCCCGTCCACGGATATATTTGTAGAGGCTAAAGGCAAGTTCGACAAGAACGATCGCGTAAAGATGCTGCTTGTCAAGGAACAGAATCCGGACTTGGATATTCGCCTTTTGTTCCAGAACGCACGCAATAAGATTTACAAGGGGTCAAAGACCACGTACGGTGCTTGGGCTGATCGACATGGTTTCGAGTGGGCCGAAGGACACATACCGGAGAGTTGGTACAAAAATGGAAGAAAATGATATGGAGTCCATGCTGGAGAAAGCCAGCCTGTTGCAAGACAGGTGGTATATTGTCCTGCGACAGACGGGTGACGACAATATCAACATGGCTGCCTACGACACGACAACAGAGGACGAGGACGACGAGTACTTCTCCGCCGGTACTGTAATTCTGTCAGGGCTTGTGGAGTTGATGGAGTCTGACTTTGATCGGGTCATGGCAGCAGGTCTTGCCCGATTAAATTTCGAACACGAAAAGCAAGTCATAGAAGAGTCCACCGGCAATGGTGCAAATGTTGAAACCTTTCCCGGCACTAACATAGTCAAGATAGACTTTGGTAAGAAGCAATGAGACACGAAGAATACATGCGGATGCGAGAAGAACTAGAACAGGCTGGGAAAGAGGCGTACGGCAACGTAGACATGGTCAATAGTCCACCGCACTACAATCAAGCAGGGGTTGAGTGTATCGATGCCATACGCGCTGCCACAGATGAAGGCTATCAGTACTACCTGCAAGGAAACATCATCAAGTACCTGTGGCGTTACCGCTACAAGAATGGCGTCCAAGACCTAGAAAAGGCACAGTGGTACTTAGGAAAACTTATCGAGGAGATTACAGATGAATAACATGTTGCCCACACCCTATCAGCAATTTATCCACAAGTCCCGCTACGCACGCTGGCTTGACGATGAACAGCGGCGAGAGAACTGGGACGAGACTGTAGAGCGTTACCTGCAGTTCATGGTCGATCACGTCAAGAAGAAGCACGGATTTGACATAGAAGAGGTCACTCCCGGAGACATGGGCTTGTTACGTCAGGCGATACTTAGTCAAGACATCATGCCGTCGATGCGTGCAATGATGACAGCCGGTCCTGCTTTGGAACGAGACAACATCTGTGGATACAACTGTAGCTACATACCCGTGGACAGCACACGTGCATTTGACGAGGCTATGTACATTTTAATGTGTGGCACAGGGGTGGGCTTCTCTGTTGAGCGCGAGAATGTGGACAAGCTGCCTGTTGTCAGTGATGACATGCAGGCGACAGACACTGTGATCAAGGTAGACGACTCCAAGCCCGGATGGGCCAAGGCACTGCGCGAACTGATTGCGCTGCTGTACGCAGGCCACATCCCGAAGTGGGACTTGTCTGCCATACGCCCGTCTGGTGCCCGTCTTAAAACAATGGGTGGACGTGCCTCTGGTCCGGGTCCGCTCGAAGATTTGTTTAACTTTGCTGTGCAACTATTTGTAAAAGCACAGGGTCGTCGCCTGTTCCCTAT